TAATCAACAATTTAAAAATAAACTCATTAATGGAAAAAGAAACAGCAACAGAATGGCTATTTAAACAACTATGGGAAGAGCCAAAGGATAAGTTTACTTGGAATGCTATACTAAGCAAAGCCAAAGAAATGGAAAAGCAACAGATTATGAATGCTTGGGCAAAAGGTGTTACGAGTGAAAATAATGTAACAGCAGAACAATACTACAATGAAACATTTAAAAAAGACTAATATGAACGCAAAATTAAAAGCAAAAGAATTAGTTGACAAAATGTTATTTTGTTATCAAGGTAATATTGATGAATACACTGCTAAACAATGTTCTTTAATAGCAGTTGATGAAATCCTACAAATGGTTGATGAAACTATGCAAGGATGGTTAGATGCTGATATTATAGCTCATTGGGAACAAGTAAAAAAAGAAATAGAGAAACTATGAATTTATACTCTAAAGTAGAACAAGAAATAAACAAAGGTTTAGAAGGAGAAAATAATGGTATTACTATTGGATTTCCTTTTTTAGATAATTATATATCTTTAAGAAAAAGAATGTATACTCTTATATTTGCTGGTTCAGGTATAGGAAAATCTTCTTTTGCTTCAGAAGCATATATTCTTAATCCTATAGATTGGTATTTGAAAAACAAACACAATACTAAAACTAAATTAAAAATTCATTATTTTAGTATGGAAAGAAGTTCTGTTTATACTGTATGTAAATGGGTTTCTAGAAAGATATTTTTAGATCATGGTATTAGTATTCCTGTTTCTCAAATGTTAGGTTGGGGTGGAAAAAGATTAACTCCTTTATATCATGATTATGTAAAATCCTATAAAGATTATTTAGGAGAATTAGAAGAAATAGTAGAAATCTATGATGGAGCATGTAATCCTACTGGTATATTTAAAAATATTAGAGACTTTGGAGCTTTAAATGGTAAAATAGAAGATGTATCTGAACATAAAAAGATATATATACCTAATGATGATAATTTAGTTACAGAATATATTATAGACCATCAATCTAGGATTAAAACTGAAAAAGGAATGACTTCTAAAAAAGAAGCTATAGATGTAACTTCAGGTTATTTGCAAATGGCTAGAGATTTTTATGGTTTTTCTCCTTTAATGATAGCTCAAACAGGTAGACAATTAGGTAATATTATGTATTCTAATAAAGCAGAATCTTTTGAACCCACTCCTGAACAAATTATGGATAGCTCTATACCTTATTTTGACTCTGATGTATGTATGTCTTTGTTTGACCCTTTGTATTATAATACAGGAGCTCCTTCAGGACATGATGCTTTAAGATTAAAAAATAATGAAACAGGTGCTAAATATTATAGATCCTTAAAAATACATAAGAATACTTGGGGAGAATCAGATTTAAGAAAAGGATTAGCTTTTCATGGTATGGTAGGAACATTTAAAGAACTTAAAAAAGCTTCAGATATGACTGAACAAGACTATCAAGCTATATTAAATAACACTTATTTTTTAAAATAAACTAAAATTATATTATGTCAAATTGGTTATTAAGAGTAGAAAATAAAGAATTATATACTAAATATTTAGAGGACTCTATTACTATACAACAAATAATAGAAAAGTATGATAAACACCTTAACATTAACAATAATTAAGAGAATAAATACTATAAAATGTAGTATATTTACAAACAAAATAAATAATAAATATGGCAGAAAAACAAGAATTTAAATTACCTGAAAACTTTAGTGTAGTAATACCTAAAAACCCTTCTGATTTAGTAATAGTAGGTATCCCTAAGATAGGCAAAAGTGTACTAATGGGAGATTTTAGTAAAAAATACAATGCTGTTATATTAAATTTAGAAAAAGAAGCTTATGCTTATATAGAAGGAAAAATTATTAATATCCATACCTCTAATGAAACTACAACTATAGAAGCATATGAAAACTATATTAAATATAGAAATCTTCTTTTAGATAATAAAGGAAAATATGATTATCTTCTTATAGATGGTTTATCTGACTTAGATGCTTTATCTGTAATAGGGGGAACATATCTTTATATGTTTAATTCTCCTCAAGGTAAAAACTTTAATAGAGATAAACAAGGTAATATATATAAGTATGGAGATGAAAATTTTAAATTAGTTACTGATTTAGGAGAAGGTCATGGTTATGCTTGGTCAAGAAAATTCTTTTTAGATCAAATAGAACTATTTAAACAAGTTGCTCCTCATAGAATTTATAATGCTCATATAGCAGATAAACTACTAAGAGATGGAGGAAAAGAAGAAGTTAATGTAAGTGAAATAGCACTTACTGGTAAGCTTAAAACTATTTTTGCTTCTAGAGTTACAGCTTTAGCTAAAATCTCTTCTGATGAAGATAAAAGATACCTTAATTTTGATGTAATGGGAGAAGGTATATTAGCAGGTAGTAGAGACCCAAATTTAAAAGGACAAATTCTTATATCTGAAAAAGATAAGAAAGGTGATATTGTAACACACTGGGATAAAATATATAAATAATCACAATTAAATAAATAAATTATGAATTTACCAAAAAGAGAACAAACCGAAGGGTTTAAAAAAGAATTAAAGATTGGTTTTAGCCAAGTAGAAGTATTAGCTATTTGCCCTTCAGTGGATCAAATTGCAAAAATGAGAGAAGTAGATGTAGAATCTATTAAGGAACAAGTATATACTTCTGAAAAATCAGATAATGAAGGTAATGCTTGGGAAAGATTAAATATTCCTGTTTATGTAAAAAATCAAGATACAGGAAATATTGATATTATGTATTTTTCTATAGATGATAAAGTACAAACTTCTAAAGATGGAAAAATACAGTACATTAATTGTGTAGGACAATCACAATGGGTACATGATGAAAAAGATTTATGGGACTCTTTTAAAAGTTTTACTAAGTATGAAAAAGGAGTATCTCCTAAAGATTTTGAAGTATTAGCTCCTAAGACTTATAGAGCTGCTTTAGTAGGAGAAGAAAAAATATATAAATTTCTAATGGCATGGTCTAATGCTGATATGTATAATAAAGAAACTAATGTATTAATAGACACTAAAAAGCTATTTAAAGAAAATTTTAAACAACTTCAAGAGTTAACAAGATTAGATTTAGGTACTGTTATTGTTCCTTATTCAGTGGTAACTAGAGATAAAGATGGAGAATTAGTACAATCTCAAAGAATTGATTCTTCTTTTATTCTTCCTGGAGCATATATGAAAACTTTAAGATTATCTACATTTGATAGAGAAAAAGTAGATAAACTAAAGCAAAAAAAATTAAATAAAGAATCTCTTACTTTTTTAGAAAGATTTATTGTAGAATGCTGTGCAGATGAATATGGAATACAAGGTTATTTTGAACCATGTACTTTAAAAGATTATGATGCAGAACAAGATCCTTTAGCTACTTCTAATCCTATTGTAGGAGAAACTTCAGATACACCTTATTAGGATATTAATTAATCATAAAACCTCCTATAGTAATGTAGGAGGTTTTTTTATAACTAAAAAGAATGAATTTACCTAAAAAGATAAATAAAAAAGAATTAATAGAGAATAACTTGTCTTCTTTAGACATATTTAAACACTATATAGGTAATTTTAAAGTAGGTAAAGTATTTTCTAGTCCACTTAGAACAGATAAAAACCCCTCAAGTTGTGTATTTTTAGGTAATAATGGTTTATATATGTATAAAGATTATGCTGAAGGTACTTGTTTGACTCCTATATCTTATGTAGCTACTCTTTATGGATTAGACTATATGAATGCTTTAGATAAGATTTGTGCTGATTTTGGTTTATTAAAAATAGACTTTCAAGCAGATATAGTTAAATCTAACTATAAAAAAATAGAAGTAATAGAAAAATTTAAGACTATTATACAATTTCAGCCTAAACAATTTACTTTAAAAGATATAGATTATTGGTGGAGTTATGGTATAGATATATTAAAGTTACATAGAGAATATAATATCTATTCTATAAATAAACTATGGATAAACAAAGAAAAATTTATAATAAAAAGAGATGAATTAGCTTTTTCTTACTTTTTTCCTGTTTCAAACTCCGTAAAGATTTATTTTCCAAGAAGAAAAAAACAGTTTAAATGGTATTCTAATACTTCTAATTTAGCTGATTTACAAGGATATCACCAGCTTAAAATAAAAGAACAACAAATACC